GTTTTTTTTTTTTGTTAATTTAATTAGGAGTAAGGAATGCCGAAAGAGCGCCTAAGACATAGCATGGCAGTACGCCTGTTAGACACAAAGGACGGAAGAAATAACAATAAGTGGTTTCCCCAACATCTCAAAGATAAAGAGATGGACTGGGATGAAACCATAGATAAGATTGTTGAAATGACTCTTGGTTCAGTGCTAATGGCGTTAAGAAGTAGGTCAATGTTAACAGAGACAGTAATAGGTCTCGGTAGTAAAGTGCGAAGAAATATTGGTGTAGATGAAGACCCTTTAAATGAAACTAAGATATCTTTGTACTTCGGCTTAAAAATAATGGAAGCTTATTGTAATAAAGACAAGCCTTCTGTTAAGTTTAAATTGTTAAGTGTAGAGAAAATGCATCAACGTGGAAAAGATACTAGTAGAACTAAACATGCTACTTATCATCTTAGCTTAATAGACGAACCCTTATTTGAAGAATTATGGGCTACTTTAGATGTTGCTGCTTTAGAAGAAAGCCCTCGTTCTACTCCCTCTCCTAACTGGGAAACTGGGTATCATGTAGATGGTCATACGTTAATTCGTAGGGGTAATGCAGAAGCCTTAAAGCAAGTCAGTATGGCTAATTGTCCAACAGTGCTTAATGCTTTAAACAAGCTTCAAAACACAGGTTATGTTATAAACCATAAAGTGTTTTCTGTTTATAAAACTCTTTTAAAACAACAGAATAGAGAAACTGTATTCTCTCGTGAGTTTGTTGTGGATAAAGATTCCCCGTTTAAACATCAAAAGGAAGAAAGAAAACCAAGCAGAGAAGGTATGTTCTTAGAAGCAGATGCTATTCTTGCAATTGCAGAGGGCTTCCTAAATAAGAAGTTCTATCACAGATACAATTGTGACTTCAGAGGTCGTATATACCCCGGGTCTTCATATCTACACGAACAGTCGTCTGATAATGCTAAAGGTTTAATCTTGTATGACCATGAGAAACCCCTAGGAGAAGAAGGTGCTTACTGGCTTGGTGTTCACACAGCAAACTGCTGGGGTGAAGACAAGTTAACACTGGATGGTAGAGTTCAATGGGTTCAAGATAACATGGATGACATATGTGCTTACGCTGAAGACCCCTACACTAATAACGGGTGGACTAAAGCAGATAAGTCGTGGTCATTCTTGGCTTGTTGTTTCGAGTGGGCTAACATACAAACAAGATTAGAGTATGGAGGCAACATAGAGGAGTACGAGAGTGCTTTACCTTTGTTTATTGACGGTTCTAATAACGGTGTACAACATCTGACAGCTTTGAGTCTTGATGATACTGTTGCTCACCTTGTTAACCTTGTGCCTACTGAGATTCCCGGAGACGTCTATATGTTCGTTGCGGAGAAGACTTGGGAAGCACTAGCAGAGTTGTATGAAGAGATTTCACCTGAGTTAAAAGCTAATGCTGACCGATTTATTAAAGAAGTAACAGCTATTAAACTTAAGATGGAAAAGACTGTAACTAAGGAAGACAAGAACGCTGTATTCGCTGAGCTTGACCAGTGGCGAAAAGATAACCGTGAGGAAACCAAGGGCATGTTTGTTCCGTTCTGGATGAAACTAGCCACCGACAAGAAGCTTCAACGAAAGACTGTGAAGCGACCTGTAATGACTCTAGGTTACGGCGTTACTAAGATGGGTGTAAGAGAGCAAGTGTTTGATGATACTCGAACTTTATCTGAAGCGCTTAAGTTCAAAGAGAAAGGATGGGTTAACCCCTTCGGCGATTTGCTGATGGACACCACACTCTCTAATATGAAGGGACCAGCGGCAATGCTTGATTTGTTTAGGACACTAGCTGAGAGAGCTAATAATCAAGGCGAGTTCTTGAAGTGGACTGTTCCTGTAACAGGTTTCCCAGTAGTTCAAGCTTATGAAGCCACTAAAGAAATCCAGTTAGAAGTTAGGTTTTGCAATGAAGGCACTAGTAGAGCCAAGTACAAAGGTAAAGGTGAAGCCAGAGTGCTTTATAACCCACCTAAGACCCTGCGACTTACTATACGTCCGTATGAAAGAAGAAAGCTAGAGAAGAGAGCACAGAAGACAGGTGCTGCACCAAACTTAGTTCATTCATTCGATGCGGCTCATTTAACATCTACCATAGTAGCTTGTGACTTTCCTGTTACAGTAATTCACGACAGCTTCGGTTGTCATATAGGAGACATGAGTGATATGTTTAGAGTAGTTAGAGAGACCTTTGTAGACTTTTACACCAGTGAACCACTTGAAGATGTACTAACCCAAGTAAAGGCTTTAGAGCTTTTACCACCAAAAGGCAACTTAGACTTGAATGCGATAATGGAGTCTGATTTCGCATTCTGCTAATAATGACACCTTCTAAAGAAGAAACCCAATGCTAACATTAATGCCCATAAGGGACATTATCGTTATGTATATTAAAAGACTAAAACACTTACATAAAACTAGGTAATGAATATCTCATTATCAAACCTCAAATACTTAAAGGAAATACCCTATGTCAATCGTAATCCGTAATGCAGAACTCTTCTGGGCTAAACTCGATCCAGCTTCTCCTGTAAACCCTTTCAACGCTCCCCAGCCACATTGGGAAGTTCAAATCCGAACTCGTTCAAAAGACGAAGCAAAGACTTGGAAAGAGAGTGAGTTAAATGTAACTCCAAAAGAAGATGATGATGGTCTGTACTACCAAGTAAATCTTAAGGCTAAAGCAGCAATGCGTGACGGTACGCCTCGTAAGCCACCTACTATTGTAGATGGTCAATTAATGCCTCTTGATGGTACCATCATTGGTAATGGTTCTATTGGTAATGTTCAAATCGATCAATATGAATACACAATGAATGGTAAGACCGGTACTGGCTCAAGTATTAAAGGCATTCAAGTAACACGCCTCGTAGAATACAAGTCTAAAGCTGGATTGAGCTTTGAAGATGAAGGAGCAACTCAAGTTGTTGTGCCTGTCGACACTGACTCTGATGATGATCAATGGTAAGAACCTTTCAACCCCTGCAGATTAACTTCTGTAGGGGTTTTTAATCAAAACACAAGGAAACACTAATGAGTCGCGAAAGAGATAAAAATATTACAGAACTTTTTAAGACCTATGAAGCTACAACTATTTCTAATATCCCAACAAGCTCAGCTATGATACAGATGGCTCTTCTTGATGTTCTTGAAGAAGACGAAATTATTGCTGATTGGAGGTTAGTAACTCAGGACGGTTTAAACCCGACTGATGATGATGAACTTGTAAGTTTAGTTGTATTTGGATGGGGCGAACCAGTGGAGAATGATGAATGATTAGTGAATTAGAAAATTATGAAGGTAGCGAAAGATTCCAGTTTTATGTAGATAACGGAATCGCTTTTAACTTATATGCTTGGGAGATCGACCCCGATCACGTAGAAGAATATGCTAGTGTATGTGTAGCAGTCGGTCGTGAGGATTTATTAGTAGATGAAGAAGAGGCTTAGTATGAAAACAGATCATGTATATTTAGCAGGATCAATGGAAGATGTATCAATCGAAGAAATGAAAGGGTGGAGAGAAAAGGCTACTATCTTTCTTTCTTATAGGATGATTGAAACACTTGACCCTACGCGCCGTGTATCTTTCCACGATCAAGTAGGTGAGTTCTTACAAGATGAAGTAAGGTCTATGAACATTTCTAAACGTATCTTTAAACAAGACTTACAAGATATCGCTCAATCTACAGTTGTATTGGCTGATGTAAGACGTTGCTCAGGTAGAGGCACTGGGACAAGTATGGAACTTATGTATGCCCATATGAAGAACAAGATTATTATAATGATTGCAGATAAAAATGACAAGCCACACCCGTTTCTCGATTCAATCTACACTGAGAAATTCTATGACATCGATGACGCGCTTGACGCCGTTGCCTCCTACTATAATTAAGGAATAATAAATGCCATACATTAAATCCGAAGATCGTACTAATTTTAAATACTTAGTAAAAGAAATTGAAGCTTCACCACCCGAAACAGCAGGTGAGTTACAATATTTAATCGCTGTGTTAATTAAAGAAATGTTTGCTAACTCAGATATGCGTTATCAAAACTGCAATGATATCCTAGGCGCACTCAATGGAGCAAACCTAGAGTTCTATCGCAGGTATGTAGCACCTTATGAAGACCAATGTATATTTGATAATGGAGATGTGTAGTATGAATCTTGTAACTAAAGAAATGATTGATAATATGTGCAAACATCATGCTATAGCTCTTATTCAAAACCATGAATTACCCTTTGAAGATATGGAAACTATGTGTGCAGTAGCTGACATTGCTGAGTTAGACCTACTATGTTTCTGGGATTGCCATAAGAGACGGCCCAGCCATCGATATGAGCTTTTAGATTACCAAGAAAGTCAACTAATGGGTGGTATGCCTCGAATTAAAGAAAAGGAAAAAGATATGAAGATAAGTGTAAAAGATAGTGTGTTCGGTAAAGCAGCTCGTCAGCTAAATGATGCAACACCTGCTGAGTGGGATGCCGCAACTAAAGCACACAGTAAACCTGTAGGCAAAGATAAAGCAGAAGCGGACATCCGTGAACTTAAAGGTTCAGTTGAGTACTCAGAGACCTTCGCAGACCCTGTTATTCAAAGAGAGTTTGATCGCTGGGCCAGAGAGGTAAGCATGGGTGATAGAGATATGACATGGATGTATGCAGATCCGTTAAAACCCGAGTGCCCCTATGGTTCTGACGGTAGTGACCCTTTGATGGAAGCAGAAAAAGATGTAGACCACTATGTATCAGGTAAACATTATAACGATGTGGTTCCCGGTATGCAATACATGCAGATGATGAAACACATGCTACAAGGTAAGTCAGGCGTTGAAGCCCACTTGTTCGGTCAAGTGTATAAGTATCTGATGCGAGCGGGTAAGAAAGACGATTATGAGCAAGACATTCGTAAAGCTCGTTGGTACACTAATTGTTTAGTTAAGTTTATTCAAACAGGAGAAATTCATGTTGAAAACAACGACTGATAGGTTTGATTTAGAAACACAAATAATGGATTGCTGGTCTATTATTAATGATATAGAGCTTGTTTTTCACGCTGAATCAACAGACTGCGATAAGACTTCAAATGCTTTGTTAGGTTTGTCTTCTATTGGAGAATTAAAGTTCAAAAGGCTGTGGAAGACTTACGAAGAATTAGTACACAAAGGTGCATTTAAATGAATAGAAGTGAAGTAATAGCCGATACAGTTGTTTCCTTGTTTAGAAATCAAACAAGAGCTACTGATATTACGTATAATATAACTCGTTCAGAGACTATCTTTCGTATGAAATTAAATGAAGAGATAGTACCTAAGTATCTCGATTGGGTCTTAGGCCATGATGTAATAAAAATTGGAAAGGAGGAAGAAAACCTGTATGAAGCTAAGATACAAGGCGAACTAATGATTTTCCATTTAACATAGGAGACATAAATGAAATTAATCTGGGATGTAGAAGCTAATGGTTTACTCTCTACCCAAGGGAAGAAGCTTGCAGCAGATAACATATGGATGGTAGTTACGAAAGACCTTGAGACAGGTAAAGAGTATATCTTCTGTGACCACTCGGACACAGCAGAACCACTAGCGAAAGCTTGGCCCCATTTATATAAAGCTAAAGAACTTATCGGACATAACATACTTTCGTATGACTTGCCTTTATTAAAGAAATTACTAGGTTGGACTCCCAACCCTAAGACTATTCTTCGAGATACACTGATTATGTCACAGGTACTTGACTACGACCGCTTCGGTAACGGGCGTCACGCTCTTGCCTTGTGGGGTGAGTATCTGGGTCAGAAAAAGCCAGAACACGAAGATTGGTTAAACTATAGTGACGATATGTTACATCGATGTCGAGAAGATGTTGGCATTAATGAAAAGGTGTATCGCCTATTAGCAAGGGAAATGACCTTCTACACGAAGGACATGGAACCCGACAAGAAAAAGATGTTCTTCACATCTATGCGTAATGAGCACGAAGTTGCAAAGCTTACAGCGGAAGCTCAAGCAGGCGGCTGGGTGTTTAACATTGATGCTGCTCGTAAACTTCAGTTTGAGATGGAGTGTGAGATTAAAGATATTGAAGATGAAATGAATCCAAAGATGAAGATGAAGGCTAAGTGTTTAGATCGAAAGACGAAGTTCCCTGAGTTCAAGATAAATGGTGGCTATATGGCCAGAACATCTTCTTGGTTCAAAATAACTTCAGAAAGCGGCCAGACAAGTGCCCGAATGGTAGAAGGTGAATACAACCGTGTTGAGTTTATATACCCCGATATTACATCAATGGATGCCGTTAAGCTCCACCTCTACTCTATCGGATGGGATCCTTTAGATTGGAACTGGGAGAAAGTAGGTAAGGAGTTTAAAAAGAAGTCACCTAAGCTCTGTTCTGAGTCACTGGCTTTGTTAGGTAGAGATGGTTTGTTAATCGATACTTATACTACAAC